ACGGTGTTGCCGGTCGCATCGCCGCGTCAATCTGCGATGAGCTGGGCAAGCCCGTGTTTACTCCGGCTGATATCACCGGCGAAGCCGATCCGGAGCGCGGCGCGCTTGATGGAGCACTCACTGTTGCGCTGCTGGTTGCTATCCAGGAAGTTAACGACCTGGGAAAGAGTACGAGCTCAGCGCCGAAGACGAGTTCTGGTGCGAGCTCGTCCTCAACGGAATCGGCGGCCGCACCATCGCCGAAGCGCGGGAAGCGATCAGCCTCAAAGAATACCAGCTCTGGGCAAAATACCGGGCCGAATACGGTAGCCTGAACCCAATGATGCGAACTGAGTGGTGCGCGGGCGTTGTGGCCAGTGTGATTGCAAATGCCAACCGCGATCCCAAAAAGCCACCTTTCAGCCCGACTGACTTCACTCAGCATTTTACAAAAGTTACCGCTGCTAATGAGCCCATTTCGTTAGAGGAAGCAAAAAGCAGCTGGGTGTAACCCTCTCAAGCGGGTTCTTACTTCCCATTAAGACGCATCCTGGCTAGGATTTATCCCATCATTTACTTTGGGGATAGGGATATGAAGAAGATTTTAGCCGTGCTGATGGCTACGTTAGCTTTGGCGGGATGCGTGTCTACATCTATAAATGACGTAAGGAGCTCAGGAGAACAGGTAACGCTCGAGTCAACGCGGAGCGTAGATGAGGTATCTCAGTGCATCCTTTATAAGTGGCAAAATAAGAAGGATATTTTTGGTGGGGTTTTTGGGGCGACAATGCAGCCGCTACCGAATGGCAATACCATTTATGTCGACGGGAATATTTTTATAGCTGACGTTACAAAGAAAACGGAAAACACAACTCAAGTCCAACTGCATTTGATAAACCTAAGAAATGGCTGGGTTGATCTCACCAAAACCTGCCTGTAAAGGCGTATTACCAGATGCAAACCACAGACCTCGCCTTGGCGGGGTTTTTTATGCCTGGAGATGTCATGGCTTCAAAATCACTTGGCACACTAACGATTGACCTGATTGCGAAGGTGGGCGGCTTTACCTCCGGCATGGACAAAGCGCAGCGCGCTTCAGATAAATGGGCGAAGCAGGTACAGAAAGACGCCGCAACTACATCAGCCGCGATACTTTCTGTAGGTGGCGCTCTGCAGGCTGCTGCACTCACCGCTGGCACCGCCGGCTTTGCTTTGCTCAAGTCAACATCTGAGCAGGTTAACGCCACAGTTCAGTGGGCAAAATCGCTAAAAATGTCGACGCAGGAACTGCTTGCCTGGCAGTTCGCGGCAGAAAAGGCGGGTCTCTCTGGCGATAATATGGCCGATATCTTCAAGGACCTGAGCGATAAAATTGGTGATGCCGTCCTGAATAAATCAGGTGAAGCGGTCGATGCGCTCAACGCACTGGGGTTATCCGCCGAGAAGCTGTCAAAAGTCACTCCAGATAAGCAGATGCTGGCCATTGGCGAGGCGCTGGGGAAAATCAGCACTAACGCTGGCAAGGTTAATATTCTTGAAAGCTTGGGTAATGACCTGACTAAGCTGCTTCCGCTTTTCGATAACAACAACGCAAAGCTGAATCAGTTCATTCAGCTTGCGAAAGACTATGGCGTTGCGCCTGACCCGCAGTCTATCGACGACCTGGTAAAGGTAAACGACCTGTTTCAGGACATGGAAGCGCAGGTAAAAGGCCTGAAGATGGAAATTGCGGCTGGTCTGGCGCATGTGGACCTCAGCCCGTTGAATAATTCTCTGTCTGATATTCACAATGTGCTGACCGACCCCGCCGTGCTTCAGGGTCTGGCTGATCTGGTAAGTGAAGTTGCTCAACTGGCGGGATGGCTTATCAAGGCAGCTGCCGGGGCGGGACAACTGGCGACATCTTCCGGAAACCGCATGGCCGCCATGGGCAACCGGATTGATATGAATAACCCGGAACAGATTCAGGCCAGAATAGACTGGTTGAATAAAACCCAGGAAGGGCGCTCTGGTGGCATGTACGGTGGCAGCCAGACTTTTCTGGGCTGGCTTTCTGGAAAGGACGACAGCGTTAAAGCCGTGTCAGATGAAATCGCCACCCTCAACGGCCGCCTGACTGAGCTGAAAAAGAAATCAAAGGCACTGGACATTCCGGCAAGCGTTAATGCCGGCACCGCATCATCTCTTCTTGGTTTTGGTCTTGCCCCCGGCGAAACCAACGGCAAACCCACCAAGCCCAAAAAAGATACCGAAGCAGCAAAAATAGAATCGGCCTTCAAAGCAACTGAACGCAGTTACATGCGCCAGATTGAGCTTATCGACACGACCGGCAAGAAAGTCACGGTTGTTACCGAGCAGCAAAAGCTTCAGTTCGATATTGCAGACGGGAAACTGCAGGGACTGAATGAAACGCAGAAAAAACGCCTTGAGTTTCTGGCGCAGGAAGTTGACCGCCTTAACGCGGTTAAAAAAGCCAATGAGGAAAACGCAAAGGTGGCGGCGTTCGTTGCCAACCTGCAGGCGCAGAACAGTAATGCACAGTCCTCGCTCAATATCGACGTTCAGGGCGCCGGTCTTGGTGATAAACAGCGCCAGCGCATGAAAGAGCGGCTGAACATCGAGCGCGAATATCTCGATCAGCAGCGTGACCTGCAGACGCAGTATCAGTCCGGCGACATCACCAAATCTGTTTACGATCGAGAAACCAGCGCGCTAAGCAGCGCCATGTATGACCGCTTGAAAATTCAGGAGGATTATTACAAAAGCATGGATGCGATGCAGTCCGACTGGATGGGGGGCGTCAGTGATGGTCTGGCTGACTGGCTGGACACGTCCTCTAACTACTCCGCGTCAGCCGCTAATGTCGTCAGCAGCTCGATGGATAGCGCGCTTGATAATGTCGCCAGCATGTTGATGGGTAATAAAGCCAGTTGGAAGGACTGGGCAACATCTGTGCTGAGCATGATCGCCAAGGTGGCTCTTCAGATGACCGCAGTTAATCTTATCGGCGGCCTGGTGAGTTCTGTAGGCGGTGCCATTGGCGGCGCGGCAGCGGGAGGTGCTTCGTCGAGTAATGCGTTCAGCTCGGGCTCATACAGCAATCTTGCGCTTAACGCTAAAGGCGGCGTTTATGAGTCACACGATCTCAGTAAGTACAGCGGCTCGATCGTCAGCTCTCCAACCCTGTTCGCCTTCGCTAAAGGTGCAGGGCTGATGGGCGAGGCGGGACCAGAAGCCATCATGCCGCTCACGCGCGCAGCTGATGGCTCTCTGGGCGTCAGGGCATTAGGAGGGGGTAGTGGGGGCGGCGGTACCACTATTTCCGTAAATGCTCCAGTGACCATTGCGGGTAGTGGAACCGGCGAGACGACAACGGCGAACACTACTGACGCAGCACGCCAGTTGCAGGGGATGATGAACAAAACAATCAATGACTGGGCAAAGCAGCAAGCGAACCCTGGTGGTTTGTTGTATCGGGGAGGATAACTGATGGCTATATCCGAATTTGGCTGGTGCGTGAGAACTGGCGCTACTGAAGAGCTCGATGTAACGACCATGCAGGCTCAGTGTGGGGATGGGTATAAGCAGGTGGCGGCAGCAGGCATCAACAGCGTTCGCGAATCATGGCCCGTAACCTGTAGCGGCAGCAAAGCGGAAATGGCCATGGTCAGGGCATTTTTGAAAGCGCACGTCACCTCATCTTGCTGGTGGGTTAATCCGTGGGGCGAGCGGAAATTGTACCGTATTAAAGCTGATTCAATTCGCCCGAGCTTTATCAACGGCAATTTTGTGGAGATTGCTTTCACATTTGAGCAGGCTTTCGCGCCGTGACATGTCACGGATTAACAGGGCGCTTTGCGCCCTTTTTTATTGGGTGAAATATGAGTTTTTCTCAGGACGTTCAGGCGCTGGAGCCGGGCGGAGTAGTGCAGCTGATTGAAATTGATGGCACTGCATTCGGCCTGGACACCATATTGCGCTTTCATGCCTATAACCTGCCAACGGATGGCTGGGCTTCATTCGCTGCGGATAATCTTCCGTCCATCATCTGGCAGGGCAACGAGTATGAACCCTATCCGTATGAACTAAGCGGTATGGAGATGTCCAGCACTGGCTCGCAGCCTACGCCAAAACTTTCGGTGGGAAACGTGGGTAACTACGTTACCGCGCTATGCCTCCAGTTCGACGATCTGGTGAAAGCGAAAGTCAGAATCCGCACCACGATGACGAAGTACCTGGACGCGGCAAACTGGACAGCAGGCAACCCAAACGCTAACCCGCAGGAAGAGCGGGTGCAGCTTTTCTACGTTAACGCGAAGACGGCTGAAACCCGATCTCAGGTGGATTTTGAGCTGTGTTCTCCATTCGACATCCAGAGCCTGCAGCTACCGTCACGGCAGATAACGCCGGTATGCACCTGGTGCATGCGCGGCTGGTATCGAACCGGTACAGGGTGCGATTACAACGGTACAAATTACTTCACCAAAGACGGCACGCCTACAGCTGATCCGTCGAAAGACGTGTGCGGTGGGCGCATGGCAGACTGCAAAGCACGATTCGGAGAAGACCAGCCGCTGTCATTCGGCGGATTCCCCGCTGCCAACCTTCAGGGGAAATAGCGATGCGAAAAAAAATCATGGCGGCCATTACCCAGCATGTAGCCGCAGAATATCCGAAAGAGGCCTGTGGGCTGGTTGTGCAGATTGGCCGCGCTCAGGAATACGTCCCTTGCACCAATGCGTCAGATAATCCGACAGAGCATTTTTCCATCCCGCCTGAAGAGAAACGCGCAGCGGAAAAGCGTGGCACTATCCTGATGGTTGTTCACTCACACCCTGACGTTCCTCAGCTTATTCCGTCCGAAATGGACCGCGTGCAGTGCGATTACTCAGGCGTTGAGTGGGGGATCATGTCATGGCCCGACGGCGATTTCTGCACAATTAGTCCGCGCGGCGATCGTGAGCTGGTGGGCCGGCCGTGGGTGCTGGGCTATGCCGACTGCTGGACTCTCATCATGGATTACTACCGGCAAGAACACGGCATCACCCTCAATAACTGGTCTGTCGATTACGAGTGGTGGACGGATGGAAAGGAAAGCCGCTACGACGATAACTGGCAGGCTGAAGGGTTTATTGAAGTGCCCGCATCCGAGATGCGTGAAGGGGACATGATCATGATGCAGATTCAGGCGCCAGTCACCAATCACGCAGCCATTTACCTGGGCAACAATCAGATTCTTCACCATAACTCAGGCAATCTTTCGACCCGCGTACCCTACGGGGACTACTGGCGGAACAGGACCGTGCGAGTTGTACGCAGAAAGGAGCTAATGGATGCTTAAAACAATGCGGCTCAAGGGGATTTTGGGTAAAAAATTCGGGCGCGTTCACCAGTATCACGTCGCCGATTTACGCGAACTCATTCGGGCGATGTGCTCGCAGGTGCCCGGCTTTAAGAAATATGTTTCGAATGCCCACCTGAACGGCGTCCGCTTCGCGTTTTTCAGCGGTAAAGAGAATATTGGCCTGCAGGAGTTTGATATGTCATCCGCTGCAACAGAATTCGAAATGGAGCCGGTTCTGGAAGGTTCTAAGCGCGGTGGCGTGCTGCAGATCGTAATTGGTGCCGTTGCGCTCGTTGCCGCTTACTTCACAGCTGGAGCTTCGCTAACGGCTATTGGCCTTAGCGCCACGGCGGCAACCGGTGTAACAACCGCGCTGACCGGGCTGGGTCTCAGCATGATGCTGGGCGGCGTTGTCCAGATGCTAACCCCTCAGCCTAAATATAACGTGGGCGCGTCATCAAGCACAGACAATAAACCTAACTATGCCTTTGGCGCGCCGGTGAATACGGTAGCTATGGGTTATCCCGTTCCGCTTCTTTACGGCTCGCGCGAAATAGGCGGTGCCATCATCAGTGCGGGCAGCTTTACCAGCGATCAGCAGTAGTCATCATCAGGCAGACAGGCCACCTTCGGGTGGCTTTTTTTATGGGTAAAATATGCGACTTCTCAGCGGCGAAACTATTTTTCACGGGAACAAAGGCGGTGGCGGAAAAGCTCATACGCCTACCGAGCAGGCGGATGACCTCCTTTCCATTGCGAAGCTGAAAATGCTGCTGGCCATCTCAGAAGGTGAGATTCAGGGCGATCTCACCGCGCAGCAGATTTACCTGAATGATACTCAGCTGGCCAATGATGACGGCACCTATAACTTTACTGGCGTTATTTGGGACTGGCGCAGGGGCACGCAAGACCAGACCTATATTCAGGGCATGCCGGAGGTTGATAACGAGCTGTCTGTTGGCGTGACGGTTACGCAGTCAGTGCCCTGGACGCGCCAGTACACAAACCTTTCACTCGATGCCGTGCGCATCAAGCTGAGCCTGCCAGCACAGTATACCTATAAAGATAATGGCGACATGGTGGGCACGGTCACGCAGTACGCAATTGACCTGTCTACAGATGGCGGCTCATGGGTGCAGGTTGTTGATGGCCGGTTTGACGGCAAAACCACGTCTGAATACCAGCGCGATCATCGAATCGACCTTCCGGACGCAACCTCTGGCTGGGCAATCAGGGTGCGCCGTATTACTGCCGACTCATCCTCAGCAAAGCTGGTTAACGCCTTCAAAGTTTTCTCTTTCGCTGAGGTCATCGACAGCAAGCTGCGCTATCCAAATACCGCGCTTCTGTATGTTGAAGTGGATGCCAGCCAGTTTAACGGAAGCGCGCCGAAAATCACCTGCAGGCCGAAGGGCAAGCTGGTCCGTGTCCCGACAACCTACGATCCGAATTCCCGCACCTATACCGGCAGCTGGCAGGGAGATTTTAAATACGCCTATACCAATAACCCGGCGTGGATTTTCTATGACCTGGTCCTGGACAAAATTTATGGTATGGGCAACCGCGTCGACGCATCGATGATAGATAAGTGGGAGCTGTATGCCATCGCTCAGTATTGCGACGAAATGGTTTCCAACGGCGCCGGCGGAACAGAGCCTCGATTTACGTGCAACGTGTATATTCAGAGCCAGCAAGACGCCTATAACGTCCTCAAAGATATTGCGGCCATTTTCCGGGGCATCACGTTCTGGGGTAACAGCCAGATTTTCGTTAATGCTGACGTTCCACAGACTGATGTCAGCGGCAAAACGGACGTCGATTTTGTCTACCATTCTGCCAACGTCATTGACGGTCTTTTCACGTATGCTGGCGGCAGCTATAAAAACCGCTATTCCTCCTGTCAGGTATCATGGTCGGACCCGGTAAACCACTATTCTGATACGGTTGAGGGTGTATACGATTCTGACCTGGTGCAGCGCTATGACGTCCGAGAAATGTCGCTGACAGCGATCGGCTGTACCTCTCAGAGCGAGGCGCATCGACGCGGACGCTGGGCGCTGCTGTCTAACGCTAAAGACGGCACCATTTCATTCGGCACAGGGCTGGATGGTTACTTACCCGTTCCGGCAGAAATTATCGGTGTGGCCGATCCCTTTCGGGCAGGTAAGCAGAATGGTGGACGCATCAGCGCCGTAAACGGGCTGACAATTAAGCTGGACCGCGCAATCGAATATGTCGCCGGCGATCGTCTCGTGGTCAACCTGCCAGACGGAACGGCGCAGACGCGCACTATCGCCAGCGTCAGCAGCGATAAGCTTTCGGTCACGGTTAACTCGTCATTCCGACAGACGCCAGTGGCGGGCGCGGTATGGGCCATCGACAGCGATAACCTCGCTATTCAGTATTATCGCGTCACCTCGATTGCCAGTAACGATGATGGCACCTTTACCGTTTCTGGCGTTCAGCACGATCCGAACAAATATCGCTACATTGATGACGGTGTACGTATTGAACCGGCGCCCATTACCGTCACGCCGATAAGCGTGCTGAAAGCGCCCAACAATATCGCCGTCTCTGAAGTGAGCTATTTCGAGCAGGGCCTGTCGGTTTCGATCATGCAGGTGACGTGGGACAGAGTAGAGGGCGCCATCAGTTACGTGGCGCAGTGGCGTAAGGACAAGGGCGACTGGGTTAACGTCAGCCAGACCAGCGCGCAGGGTTTCAGCATCAGCGGTATTTACACCGGCGTTTATGATGTCCGCGTGCGCGCCGTTAATGCAGCAGAGATTTCTTCGCCGTGGGGATACGCAGATTCCACTTCGCTGAATGGCAAGGCAGGTAAGCCTGGCACCCCTGTTAACCTGATGGCTACGGACAACGTAGTGTGGAACATCGATATCACCTGGGGATTTCCAGAAGGAGCGGGAGATACTGCTTATACAGAAATTCAGGTGTCCACAACGGCAGACGGGCAGAACCCGCAGTTCCTCGCATATGTTCCTTATCCCGGCGTTAGCTATCAGCACGGCCCTATGCCCGCCGGTGTTCGCCGCTGGTATCGCGCGCGGCTGGTGGACAAAATCGGCAACGTGGGTGACTGGACTGCTTTTGCCGCCGGCATGTCCAACGTTAATGCGGATGACCTGATCGGCAGTGTGGTAGAGGAGTTCCTGACGTCTCCCGATGGTAAGGCGCTTCTTGACCCGCTAATCACTGACCCGCAGGCGCTGCTGCAGAACATGCTCGCTGACTACGATTCTGTAAATCAGCAGTGGGCCCAGTACGGCGATAACCGCGCGGGCATTTTGCAGGCGCAGAAAGTCGCTGCAGATGCTCAAAGCTCCGTTGCGCAGCTGGAAACGGACGTTGTAGCCAGCTTTAAATCTCAGGGTGAGCAAATCAGCGCCAACGAGGCAGCCATACAGCAGAAGTTCACGGCTTACGCTGATGTATCCAGCCCCTCTGCGATCTACACGCTCAAAACCGGCATACGCTACAACGGCGTGAATTACGATGCCGGCCTGTCAGTCGCCGCAACGGTAAACGGAAGTGGCGGGGTAGATACGCGAGTCGCGGTTAATGCCAACCAGTTCGTCGTTATGAGTGGTGTCGGCAACAGCCTCTATTCGCCCTTTGTCATTAAAGATGGTCAGGTGCTTATCAGTCAGGCATTCATCGGGCAGGGCTGGATTCAGAACGCGATGATTGGCGACTACATCCAGTCCAATAATTTTGTGGCCGGGTCAGTTGGATGGAGACTGGATAAAGCCGGCACATTCGAGAGAAATGCCGCTAACGGTTCAGGGAGAGTAATTGACACTGGTGTGCTGAGACAGGTCTACGATGCAAATGGTACTTTGCGCATCCGGGATGGGCTCTGGTAAGGAGGATAAATTTAATGCCTTGTGGACTGCAGTGCTGGGATGCATCAGGTAAATTAGTCGTTGATATTGGCGACTATAACACCCGATATTTAGGTAGGACCACTTTAACCCTTCCGGCCAACGTAAATTTGGCAAGTGGCTCTTACGGCGGATTGACAGCGGCAGGTTCGTTTGCTGCCATTGTATCAGCGTCCAGTTCTAGTTATTTCAAGACAAACAACTTTGCAACCAGAACTTATGATGGCGGATATAGCGTCTGGAGATTATCAAGAGACGTCACCGCCGTAACTTTAACTTTGGACTTATACGCATTCATATGAGCGGATATCAGGTATTTAACTCAGCAGGCGCTCTTGTCATAGATTCTAATTATAAAGGCACCTATTACCGCGATTATATCCAGCACACAGGCCTTACTGATGTAGGTTATTACAATATATCTTGTCAGTTGGGTAATTCAGTGGATATGGGCTTTGTAAGCGGAAGCGTACCTGATGACGATAATCTGCGCTGGTTCAAGCCTAACAACAACGCCAAATTTTTCGCTTCTAATCCTGCATGGATGACGGCCAACGCTGGCTTAATGGCTCGAACGCATAGCGGCATGCCTGTTGAAAGTGGGTACAGGGATGTTTTTAATCCTGCTGGCGAGCTAATCTGGTCAGCCGTTATGGCAGCAAAAATCCCGCGCATCATCGGTTTTTTCGATATACCGGCAAATTTCGACCTGGATAACTCAGTTTTCTCACAAGCAATAGGCAACAATACATGGATTCTGATGAGCTCATGCCCAAGTGGTAATATTTCGGATGATGGTGCGGCTACGGGTTACTCTGGGCTGTTTTTTAAATTTACAAACGGAACCTTGCAATGCCAGTGGGTTAACCAGTTGCAGCAAACCTGGTCTGGCACATTAAAACCTTATGGCTTACGAATTCCCTATGCCATTCTTCCTAACCTGAGTTGAAACTTGATTGTTACGATCAAATAATTGAATTGCACCTCACAAGGTAATGGTATTACATGGCTATGTGACTATGAGGTGCACATGTATAACTTTATTTTTGCTGCCTTCTTTTTGGCTTTTTCTTCGGAAGCGAACTTGATTAAATATCCTGTTCGTGCGGAAAATCTTCGCATCGATGGAGAGATTCGGGTTCTTTATGATGTGAATAAAGACGGCAGGGGCGAAAACATCCGTTTTACTAGGTCTGATCCGCCTTATGTTTTCGACAAAAGCGTGCGCAAGCAAATGTCTTACTGGAAATTCCCTACTGGCGAGGCCAGAAAAGACGAGCAGCTAAAAATCCTTTTCAAAGCTAATTAAGCCAAAATAAATCAACTAACCCGGCCATTGTGCCGGGTTTTTTATTGCCCGGAGAAAAGTATGTCAGCAGGCACTATCACCGTAACTAACGGATCGGCAACTGTAACCGGAAACGGCACCAGTTTCACAACGGAGCTAAAATCTGGAGATTTCATCGGCGTAATTGCTGGAGGAACACCCTACACGCTGATCGTGGCGTCCGTTGCGTCTAACACTCAGCTCACCATTGGTGCTGCTTACACAGGGCCAACTGCAAGCGGACTGGCTTGGTACGCCGTGCCGGCCAGTCTGATGTATGCCGTAACCCAGCAAGCGATGAATGATATGGGCACGGCGTTGCGTGGCATGAACTCACAGCTGGTTAACTGGCAGAAAATTTACAGCGACGCGTCTTCAGTTACCGTAGAGCGTCCTGACCGCACCACATTCACCGGGCCGAGCTGGGGCTATATGGCTACCCAGTATTCAAACAAGGTTGATAAATCCCAGAATCTTAGCGACCTGGCAGATAAATCAGTAGCGTGGAAAGCGCTGCTTGATGGCAGGACAGTTGCAACTGCGCGCGCGGATTTAGGATTGAAGAGTCTGGCTTTACAGGACCAAATCGACCGAACGGATTTGAATGCAGAGCTTTTAAGAAACCTTTTTGCTGCGGGTGCAACAACGCCGAACCTGCAAGGCGCGGGGGTCTGGACCTTTAACAACACCCCGCTTGGGTTTAATGAGCAGTACGGGACGTGCCTTCAGGTGAACAACAGGGCTGACGCGTCAGGCGCTGCAGGAACAGGGGTATGGCAGCACTATTTAGCACTTGGAACAGGTGGTAACATCCTTTACGCAACCAATATTAACGGCACTTATTCAGCACGTAAGCTTTATTCCACATCCAATACCACTACAAACTCAAGTGGTGCGCTGGTACCTGCATCGCCAGTTGTTCGCATCGTAAATAACCGAGAGACATCGAATCGAAGCGACCTTCTGGGTGTCAACAACGAAGAATATACCTGGTCCACCGTTCGCGGCCTGTGCAATGAAGAGTCTAAAGGTTGCACGGTATCCCGAACTGATACGGGCACCTACCTGATTAAGGGCGCTATTGGCCTGGCTAAAGACCTTTGGTCTGTCATGGACTGCGGCAATGGGCAGGGGCGCATCATTGCTCTGGCGGAAGCCGAGGAAACGACGGAGGGCGTGGTAGTCCGCTGCTACAAGCAAAAATACACCCTTTCTGATGATGGCGACCTGACCGTTGGCAAGGGCGCGCTCATCGATATCCCGGATGAAACGTGGATTGATGTTCGCCTGGAAATGCCTGCTGATTCTGCCTACAACCTGCGACAGCAGGAGGTAGCCACTCAGATGAATGAAAGCGCCAGCGAGGCGCCTTCCTCGTAAAAAAGCCCCGGCGACGGGGCAGAGGTATACCGCGCCGATCTGAGCAGGCTACGGGGTGGGGTGACTAAAGCTTAGTCCCTTACCCTAACACCTTCCAAAACTCCGCTTCATAAAGACAATAGTAAAACCGAACAGCACTATCTTGATAAAAATCCCCGCCAATATTACTGTATATGTATACAGTTATTTTTTTGGAGGGAGTCTGACATGCCGCGCGAATACGAAAAAGAAACAGCATTTAGAAATGCCATTAAGCGAGACCAGCAGGGCCGGTACACAGTAACCACCATTGATTTTGTCACAGAGCTGGAGCGCCTGAACTGGCACCTCACGTTGAAGGAGGCGAACCGCTGGGTTGAGATTTACACGTCAACCTTTCGAGACGTCTCTACAAAAGAGGGTGAGGAGAGAACATTCCAGGTATTCAATCCGAATGGAGGAATCTGACCATGGGATTTCAGTCTCCAGCCCAAGATTATATCGAGCGCCGGCTCACTGTTAGCGATCTCGTCGTGCATAACCCAGGCTCAACTCTCTTTATCGAACGGGATGAAGGCATGCTGGTAGTTGACCAGTCTCTGCCGGTTAAAAAAGGTGACAGGGTGGCGCTGGTGCATGAAGGGTTATCAATGCTGGCCAGAACAGGCGATCGGTGCGTCATTACTGATGATGGACAGAAGATTGCAGGTGAGGCTCTTGATGATGTCATTGTGCTTGGCAAGGTGACATACGAAATTATGAGCGTCTGGCATGACAACGGGCCGGTATAGCCATCACAAAATGCGTATAAAAAAAGCAGCCTTAGCAGGCTGCTTTAGTTGGGAATTTTGGTCGGCACGAGAGGATTAGAACCTCTGCCGCCTGACATTCCATGAGAATCCGATGGTCAAGCTGCAGGATTTTTAGGATACACTTGCTCAACCATTTCTTTCAAAAGCTCCATAAATTTTTGAGCCTGAATAACAGCCGCTTTTGCATCTGCTTCGCTGACATCCATACCAATATTGTAATCAGCTGAGACTCTTTGTGTATGCATAAGTTTTAAGCGAGAACCCAAAGAGATAAGCTTCATTTTGTCAAACGGCTCATTACCTTTTAACCAAGCATCTTTGATCAAATAATCCCGAATAGTTTGATGGGTATGATTGAAGACAGCTTTTTCTAAAGTTCCTGATATCTCATGATAAACGCCGTAGTAAGCTCTTCCTACAGCATTTCTGTAACCGATCTCATCACCTTGCGCAACGCAGCGATCGGCGAATTCAAGAAAATCCTTACCCGTTACGCTCAATTGCTTCTCTCCGATCTGCTGGCATCACTACGGAACCATGAGGTGAAAGGTTTAGAGGCGTATTTTTCCTGAGAAAGTAACTCGACCAGCTCAAGGTTAAGCTCTGCTAATACCATAGGGTCTTGTGTCTCAGCCCTGATAATATAGGCATTATCATCACCAGAACCTACAAAGTAGTTAACACCCACGCAGTTGATACCACGACGGTTAGCTATAGCTTCTGCCTCATCGCATAAAATTTCAATATCTGCCGATGACAGAGATGAAACCTCTTTAAACTTTTCGACTAAGGAAGTCATGTGTTCCCCTTCTTCCTTGTAAGCCTGCCGTTCTGCACCATCAAAAAGCGCTAAAAGCTTTAAATTGTAAGCGCGGATCAGTTTGGTGTTTCCGATACCAAAGGCGGCGTTACGTGCAACACGTCTGTTTGCCGTAGTACAGTAAGTACGTTCTAAACGGAAAACTTCTTGCCTATGGAAATAGTTATGAGCGCAAAGCCCAAGATAGGCAAGGTAGTTAGACGCTATAAAGCTGTTTTCAGACTTGAGCGCCTCGTTGAAAAAATGAACAGCAGCATCAAAGTCATTCTGCGACGCCCATAACAAAGCTGTTTGATAGGAGCGCTCAGGTTCAGGAAGTAGGTTAATAGCCTTTTCAAACTTATCAATTTCTGCCAGCTCAGGTACGGTATGGGATTCAATGTAACCCCACAGCGCCTCATGGGTGGTTTTAGTGACAGCTTCTTTTTTGGCTTGCATGGACGCCTTAGTAACCTATTGAAAATGAAGAGTATATTATTGTTATTGTTTTTTTTGCCCCGCGGGCTGGGCAGTGATTGTATCACCCTGGCTTAGGTTGTCACTCTGAAAATGAGTAAAACCTAATGTGCTTATCACTGACTTATACGTCAGTAACTAACATCTATATATAGAAGATTAACGTCAAAACCAGCTAATTCTTTATACCTATGGCAGGCTAAAAATTAATTTTTTATTGCGTACATTTGAAGGTACATTTATTAATATTTCATTTGATTAAATATCAATTAAAACAGTGAGTTGTGTGAATTGGTTGCTATACCCATTTAACTAAGGGGAC